GACATCAGCAAGGTACGGAATGCGTGTTTGAGTGCAAGGAACAATCCGGCGGAGGAAAATATTTTCCGGCAGCTTAGGCTGAACCAGTGGGTGAAACAGTCCACACGCTGGATGCAGATGGAGAAGTGGGATGCCTGTGCGTTCCCGGTGGACGAGAGGGAGCTTTTAGGGCGTGAGTGCTACGGCGGGCTTGACCTGTCCAGTTCCATTGACATCACGGCTTTTGTGCTGGTGTTCCCGCCCAGGGATGATACGGAGAAGTATATTTTTCTGCCATATTTCTGGATTCCGGAGGAAAACATGGTACGGAGGGTGCGGCGTGACCATGTGCCGTATGACGTTTGGGAGAAGCAGGGGTTTCTGGAGACTACGGAAGGGGATGTGATCCATTATGGTTTCATTGAGAATTTTATAGATAATCTGGGTAAGAAGTTCCATATCAGAGAGATTGCTTTTGACCGGTGGGGAGCGGTGCAGATGGTACAGAACCTGGAGGGGCTTGGGTTTACGGTGGTCCCGTTTGGTCAGGGCTTCAAGGACATGTCCCCGCCGTCTAAACGGCTGATGGAGCTGGTGCTGGAAAAGAGCATCGCCCATGGCGGGCATCCGGTTCTTCGGTGGATGATGGACAATATCTTTATCCGGACGGACCCGGCAGGGAACATCAAGCCGGATAAGGAGAAGTCCACGGAGAAGATTGACGGCGCTGTGGCGGCGATTATGGCACTTGACCGGGCGGTGCGGAATAGCGGAAGCACGGGAAGCGTATATGACGAGAGGGGGATTTTGTCCTTTTAATATGCAGAATTGTATGATATACTAAACCCGAAAGTAATTTCTATTTTCAATCCGTGATATTTAGAAAAAATAATGATTTGCCGTGAAAGGATATTATAATGAAAAATATTATTTCGGATAATTTAAATGGTATATTGGATTTACAAGGAAAGGGTGAGGGATATGATTCTTCATTTAATGTGCAAGACAGTTTAGTTACCATAATACCACTCAACGGCAGCGCAAAGAGACATTCACATGTTTTGAGTTATAATGATGGTTCTAATGAAAAAGATGACTGGTTATTTGGTCTAGCAGAGGATAATTGTAAAATTGCATTTCTTAAAAAGACACATTTGGCGCAAAGATTTTCATCATCAATTGATTTGAGTGCATCGAAGTTTTTTGCACCAATAATAGTTAAAGCGAGTAAACCGAAAGATATTGATTTGAAGACATTTGATGCAATTGAATTTCGATGCGGGATTGTAGATATTTTACATCTTTCTGCTTTAGCTATAAACGAAGAATATAGTCAGAGAAGAATTACGTTCAAAGAGAAAGAAACTTTTACTTATAGGTATGAAGTAACAGTGAATAAGGAGAAGTTTGAAATAGTATATTCTGTAGATATCGGTGAAGTAGTAATGGAAGCTGGAAAAATTCCAGATTTAAGAAGTGAGATACATTCTTTTGTTCGCTTTAATTTTACGGAAGAGAAATCCTTAAATGATATAGAGAAGTATTATTCGTATGCCATACATCTTTTTCAATTTTGTGCAGGAAGGCTGAATGTTGGGTTTGAAATAAGACTATATAAAAATGAATTTTGTGGTGATAAGAGGATTATTAATCCGGCACCGATTTTTGTAAAATTCCAAGATGGATTTGATGATTATGCAAATGATAATATTAAATTTACTGATTTAATAAGATTTCAGTTATTGGGAGATAGATTGCCAAATGTTTTTGAATTATTGAATGACAAAAAGAAACAACCGCATTTATTGTTTTTACCGAAAAAAAATAAACAAGTTTATAAGATTTTATATACAGATATTACAGATATGTGTGTTGCTTTTGAGAAAGAATATTCATTTCTTAACAAAACAAAAGATGAGATAAATCAAAACGCCGCAAAAAATTTAACTGAAAAGTTATTATATCTCGTCGAGCAAGAAATAGAATGTCCAGAATGTGTAAAACTAAAAGCAACCAATATATTAAATTCTCAATTAAAAAACTTTTCTCCCTCTTTGAAAGAAAAGTTTTTCATGTTATATGAGGAATTTGGCACAAGTGCGAAAGTTACTGAGATTTATGAAGCTAAAGAATTTAAGAAAATAGTTTCTGATTTTGTAGATATTCGTCATAAGGCATCTCATGCTGGAATAGTTTGGAATAAGAGTACAGAGGTTTTTCCTTACTTAAAAAAATTGATTTATTTTAGTGTTTTAAAGCGTAGTGGATATAAATTAAATGAAAGTGTAGCAATTTTAAGTTGGATGTTTAAATATTAATAATAAATGTAAGGCAATAACAAATATTTAGATAGCATCTCTTCGGAGGTGCTTTTCTTTTGTATATTTTTAGGAGGCATGTATGAAACTGGCATCTATTTTAGGTATCCGGGGCGCGAGGGATAAGCCGAAGGACAGTTACGGCAGTGCGGCTTATTCCTTTTTCTTTGGCAAGAGTACCAGCGGGAAGAACGTGAATGAGCGGACGGCCATGCAGACTACGGCGGTATATTCATGCGTGCGGATTCTGTCGGAGGCCATAGCGTCCCTGCCAGTCCATTTGTACCGGTATACGGATACGGGGAAGGAGCGGGTGTATGGCCATCCGCTGTACCGTCTCCTGCATGACGAGCCGAACCCGGAGATGACTTCTTTTGTGTTTCGGGAGACACTTATGAGCCACCTGCTGATCTGGGGGAATGCCTATGCGCAGATCATACGGGACGGAGCAGGCAGGGTGCTTGGGCTGTACCCGCTCCTGCCGGACAAGGTGGAGGTTGACCGGGACGGGAACGGGGAGCTGTATTATATTTATAACCGGTACAGTGACGAGAACCCGAACTTTGCGGATTACGGCAGGGTGTATCTTCCCCAGGAGGATGTGCTGCATATCCCTGGGCTTGGGTTTGATGGGCTGGTGGGGTATTCCCCCATTGCCATGGCGAAGAATGCGGTGGGGATGACGCTGGCCTGTGAGGAATACGGGGCGGGCTTCTTTGAGAACGGGGCAACGCCGGGCGGGGTATTGGAGCATCCGGGGGTGCTGAAAGACCCGGCGAAGGTGCGGGAGAGCTGGCACGCCGTTTATGGCGGTTCTAAGAATGCCGGGAAGGTTGCCGTTCTGGAAGAGGGCATGAAGTACCAGCAGATCGGGATTCCGCCGGAGGAGGCGCAGTTTCTGGAGACCAGGAAGTTCCAGGTGAACGAGATCGCGAGGCTGTACAGGATACCGCCCCATATGGTGGGCGATCTGGATAAGAGCAGTTTTTCCAACATTGAGCAGCAGTCCCTGGAATTTGTGAAGTACACGCTGGACCCGTGGGTGATACGGTGGGAACAGTCCCTGCAGAAAGCCTTATTGCTGCCTCAGGAAAAGAAGGAGTATTTCCTGAAGCTGAACGTGGACGGCCTGCTCCGTGGGGATTACCAGAGCCGGATGAATGGGTATTCCATTGGCAGGCAGAATGGGTGGCTGTCAACGAATGATATCAGGGAGATGGAAAATATGAACCCCATACCGGCGGAGGAAGGCGGGGATTTGTACCTGATAAACGGGAACATGACGAAGCTGAAAGATGCCGGGCTGTTTGCGGGAAAGGGACAGCAGGAAACGGAGCCGGGGCCGCCGGATGGGAGGGTTCCCCGGCAGGGGTATTCCGGACCGGGGCAGTGAGGCATAGGAGATAAAGAATGTAAAGGAGTTTTAGGAGCCAACAGGTGGATGCATCTGCTGGCTTTTTCTATGCAGAAAACCAGAAAGTGAGGGTGCAGGGATGAAGCGGAAGTTTTGGAACTGGGTAAAGAATGAAGCGGATGGGGAAAGAACCCTGATTCTGAATGGGGAGATTTCGGATGAGACGTGGTATGGGGACGAAGTGACGCCTGCGATGTTTCAAAAGGAACTGGATGCAGGAACCGGAAATATTACGGTTTGGATCAATTCCCCAGGCGGCGATGTTTTTGCGGCGGCGCAGATTTACAACATGCTGATGGAGTACAGGGGGGATGTGACGGTGAAGGTGGATGCGCTGGCAGCTTCTGCGGCTTCTGTGATTGCCATGGCGGGGACGGAGGTCCTGATGTCTCCAGTGAGTTTGATGATGATTCACAATCCCATGACTATTGCCATCGGAGACTCAAAGGAAATGCAGAAAGCCGGGGAGATGCTGGACGAGGTGAAGGAAAGTATCATGAACGCCTATGAGATCAAGACCGGCATGGGCCGGGCCAGGATTTCCCACCTGATGGATGCGGAGAGCTGGTTCAATGCAAAGAAAGCGGTGGAGCTTGGCTTTGCGGACGGGATTCTGCATGAGGGGGAAGATGCAGTGGGAGGTGCGGAGCCGGAGGGTATGATGTTTTCACGCATGGCGGTGACTAATTCCCTGCTGTCTAAGCTGATACCGGAGCGGAAGGAAAAGAAGGTGCCGGTGGAGCAGTTGGAGAAACGGTTACAGTTATTATCACATTAAAATTTTGGAGGTATGGAGAT